CCTTGGAAGCATTTGCCCTCGATCCTTCGTAGTCCCATTGACCCAATGTAGGGGTTCTGTTTCTGAGATAGGCCATCAGATACCATGGGGTATCCAGAGGTCTGTGTTGGTTTAAGTGACACCTAGTTTAGCCCCCAGCGAACCTTAATGACATCCCACTCAATGTGCCTGTCTATCGTTTCTCTGTCAAAATTGTGCTGGCTCTCATGCTCGAAAAGAATCGTAAAGTTTTTGTGCGTGAACCCAAGCCTCGCCACCGCTCCACCATTTCCTGCCCTATCCTCCGATGCAGACCAGAGATAGGGGGCAATAAAGAGAGAGAACCCGTGCTTCAACGGTTTTGTTACTTCGAGCTGAACTCCGCTCTGTCTGTATGGCGGCCCTTGCTCACGGACATACAGAGGCACGTTTGAGAAAAGAGCGTATGTGAGGACTAATTCGGCTAGCATTACTTTTTGATAACTTTCACATTGAAGTCTATTGCCGGTGGATCTATTGTTTGACCCGTATTAAATAGGTATACCGTTACCGTATTGACCGCTGTGACTCGTCCCGTCAATATATATCTTACATCAATATTTTGGTCGGTACTGACCAAAACAAAGTCACCCAGTGCTGCACCCGAAACCGTCACCGCAACTGCGGCGTGAGTGGAAGATACGCCGGCCAATATCCCAAAATTATTTTGTATCGAATTAGCCCCACCATCAATCCTAGCTAAAGGCACAACCCCAGCAGTCATCGACCCACTGATAGCGAAATCCCCTGTAGCCGGGGGTGTAATATTTACCCCTAATCCAGCATTTATTCTTTGATTGGCCGTCATGATATTGGCTTTATTCTGCAATGCGAGGTTCGTAGGCGATCCTGCGTCTCCGTTTGACATGGCAGCTAAATTATCAAATAACTGTGTCATTTTCGCCGAAGTCAGAACCGATCCGAAAGCGAATGTCAGATTCGTCCAAGCCATTACTCAAACCCCTCTCGCGGGTCAATGAAATTCAAAACGTCCACCAAGTGTGCAGGGCAAAGGAAAATTTCCTGTCCAGATTTCGTTTTTCCTGCGACTGAACCCCAACCCTTGAACCCTTCTCCGTATTGTTTCTCTGTGAAGGTTTTCCCACATTTAGATTTGTCGCACGATATTGTTCTGATTTGACCCATTACTCTCCCCTAAAAAAGTACATTCTGGTCCAGTTTTCCATTTGTTTGGCTGTCGAGTATGAAGTAATTTGCGTTCAGATTTTTCATGTCTTCGGCCAGGATTTCGTAAACGTCTCGCGTCAAATCTCCTACGATTCCGTATATCCGCATCAACTTTGTGCTGTAGCCCATTTGAGCCCATGTTAAGTTGATATTATCGCCCATTTGGTGAATCAATGCCTGTGTGCCGCGTTTTGTTTTGAATTTTACGGTTTCCATCGGCTCCGAATATCTAGCGACGTATCGCTCTCCGAATGTTCCTGCGGATATTGCGTTATCATGCCAGACTGTTTTCCCGTCAAATGTTTTCTGAAATATCCCAAAATTGCTCTGAGATGTTGCGTTGTTCTTCGTATCCGAGCCACCGCTTAACCAGTCGTCCGTTGATTGGTTGTAGCCCCACCATACGATTGCCTGGTTCCATAGCCGATCCTTATTAAAAAAAATCTCGGCCCTGTCCAGGTGTGCGCTCGCGTCGGTGAACAGATAGGGGGTCGCGGATTCTTCTGGTGTGAATTTCCGAAAATAAATCTTTCCATCTGTTTCACCGAAGATGATGGCGTCGGTTAGTTGACCTATTAAGCGCATCCCCTCGGCCACGCTCTGCCCTGTAAATTTGGCCCTGAGTGAAAATGTTAAATCTGTACAAATTGACTGATAGGCCAGAAAGGACGTGTAGTCAATGTCCGGGTTGGTCGTGGTGGCGGTTGAATCGAGTCCTCCGTGAACCGTGAGTATGTCCCATGCGAGATCGGCAGGGTTTCTCGGTGCCGTGTAGTAATCGATTTCCGAGCCACTCGATCCAATTTTCCTCTCAAGGGTTCGCTGTATTCTGCCCCCGAATACCATTCTGCATTTTGGTCGGTCTGTTGATTCAAATCGCACTTCATCTAGATAGCCAATGAATCGGTCTATATATTCAACGCCGCTGACATCAAAGCCCGCTCTGACTCTTCCTGGGTTCCCTATGTTCGTTTTATTGGTCATCAGGAAATTAAAATTTTTGGCATCGTTGTTCAGTTCAACTGTGAGACTGGCAGAATTGGGCGAGTCTCCCTCGTATTGTTTTTGGCTGAACCTGCCCATCGATTTAGTATTGTCTGTGTAGTCGGTCGGTGTCGTGAATGGGACCGGCTCACCGAACATTGCCCACGGGTTGTTGAAATCAAGAGACGCATCGTCTTGATTGAATCCCCGGCTGTATACCCGTAGATCTGATATTCGGCCGTTCCATGCTAGTGCGGTTGTCCAGGATGTAGCCCCGATTCTCGCTGCCGCCACGCTTGACCCGTCGTGGGCGAATTGCCCTTTGGTTGTTAAAATGCCATCGATATAAAATGACACCGTTGACCCGTTTCGAGTAATCAATACACGTTTCCATGTGCTGACGGTCGCCTGATTATCCCCTGCACGAAGGAAATTGCCCGCGCCAGACCCATCAAATCGTACTTCGTAGGTGCTTAGCGTCGATCTTGAAAATAAGGCTAGCCCGTCACCTGAGTTGACCTCTTTTCCTAAAATAAATTCAGTCTGTACGATTGTGTCATCTATGTAGACCTCGGCGGAAATCGTAAAATCGCCTGAGAATAACGTGGAACTGATATTGCCTAAATCAACAAACCCAGCCCCATTGAATGACAACGCTCCGCCTCGTTCAGCCAGCCAAGGGCTAGCCGCCAGCCCCGATAACGTGCCGTCATTAGTGTTCCCACTGAAATCCTTTAGATTGGTTCCTGTCGCATCTACAAATGGATATAGAGCGATTATGCCGGTCATGAGCTGGTGGCCTGAATCCGGTGTATCCGTCAGGGCGGGCTTGGGCGTTATCATCGGGTCAAAAACAAACTCCTTTTCGGAAATCCGTTGCGGATCGTCCGCCGCCGCTTTAAACCCCGTCGAGACTGCATACATTATCTCACCCTCGATTTCATGGGCCACTCAACGCCCGACCTGTCCAGGTTTTCCGCCGCCTGTGCAAAATTGCCAGTCAGTATGCTTTCGGCCTCAGACACGGTAACGTCTCTGAAATCACGTATCCCTGGGAATGAGGCAATGATTGTGTTTCCTCCTCCGCCACTGAACTGACCGAGCTTTGAAAGGGGAATCACCGCTTCTGCTTGTCCTGCTTCGGCGATCATGGCTATGGTTGGCTTTGTGACGATCCCGCCCGTTGCGAGAGCTATTGGATTCGCTGGAAACAGTGTATTCATTTGTGAGACTAGCGCGTTTATGGTCCCTGCCGATGTGTCGCCCTTTGCGATGGCTCCGAGTAATTGAGTGGAAAGAATGGCGGCATCACCCAGGGCTCGAAGATGTGCCTCCATAATGTCTTGAGTGACTTTTGATCCTTTTAAAATGTTCAACTCTTCAAACTGGACATCGATTAACTGCTGAAAAGCGTCTTTTCCCGAATCCTTTACCCCCTCCAGCCCCTTAATTACTGTTTGTTGCCAGGCCTCTAGTTGTTCCGGATCCCCCTCAAATACTTTTTTTGCTGTCTCCCAGGAAGCAAGAAGTGCGGATTGCAAGTCTTGGGAAAGGGCGAGTTTTGTTTCCCCTGTGGCGACTGCGACAAGCCCAGTCAAGTCCTGGATGTCTTTTTGCTGAGCGTCGAATAGTTCGGTGTCGGAAAAAAATGCTCTTGTTACATCGGTGATTGAACGATTAAGACCTTTTACAAAATTGCTTTCTCGTTTTAAGAGGCTGATTATTTCGTTGATGGCTTCTTTTTTGAGTTTGAATTCCGTCTGGATGGCTTCGAGGGCGAGTTTCGAGTTTTTGATGATTTCTCTCTGGATGCCGGCGAAGTTGATCTCCCGGCGACGAAGTCCTGCTAGACCCACAGGGCCGTCAGAAAATAACTGTGTGCCTTCAAATAGTGCATCAATCTCTTTTGCCCTGTTAAAACCTTTATCGTTTTGGAGAGATTGCCTCGGTATGAGGACGAGTTCTGACAACAATTTGATATTTTCCAGGGCTTCTTTCCCCCTGATGGTAGCCCTCGTTATTTTTTCCAGTGATGATAGCACTTCATCTTCAAAACCTTTTAATGCTGATTTTATATCCCGTAGGAAATCCTCCGTGGCTTGCTGAATGGCTGACTTTTTGCTTCCCCCACCAAACACAGAAGCCAGAAGGCCTATAACGAGGGTTATTCCGGCGGTGGCAAGGGCCATTTGCCATTGTATGGTTGCGCCTGTGAGCATCGACTGTACTATCATCTGTGCCATGACATCGACAAAGACATTAAGGGCGTTTTTCCATGCTTCATCGAAGGAGAAGGCAGTATCGGCCCATAAAAGTTTTATTGTGTCGGCCACGCCTTTGACAGCCTTTTCCTTTAAATCTGTTGTCGTGATAAATGCTTTGACTTCGCCCTTGGAATTCTTTTGAGCGTTTCTGAGTATCGCCCGGCCTAATAATTCTTGAGACTTTCCATGGGCCTTTGCAGCTCTTGTCAATTTGTATTGCTGTTGCGCTACTTTTGCTATATGCTTTCCTAACTTTTCTTGTTCTTTTCCTCTAGCAATCTCCTGAAATTTAGCGCGTAAATCGTCTTGAAGGCTTGTCACTGTGACCGTTTCCACCGATGCGCCCGCTGCGCTTTTTGTGATTACCTTATTTGCCTCTGCTACCCCTAACAATTCGGTTTTAAGTTCTAAGGCTTTTTCTTTGACAAATTCGAAGGCTGATGCCAGCTCGTCCTTGACTTCCTTCGTCTGCCCTGTGAGTACGATTGTCGCGGCAAGAAGGCCAATTACTCCGACGGTTGCTGCTGTTATTGCCAGAATTACCGGGTTTAGAAGGATTGCCCCGTTGATGGCTATAATCAGGGGTATGATTTTCTGTAGCGATGCAATGAGAATTCCGAGACCGACAATAATCGGCCCTGAGACGGCTAGCCCTGCGGCCATTTTGATGAATGTGTCTTTTGATTCTGTAGACAAGCCCTTGAACCACTTAATCGCTTCCTTGATTTTCTCAATCATGGGCTTTAAGACTTGCTCATTGAACCTCTGCGCGGCGGGTATGAGTTCCACGCCTAAATCCACAGCCATATTTTTTACCTGCGTTCCCATGATGCGGACTTGATTTGTGAGGCTGCCCATTGTCCGAGCAAGATCGCCCTGGTCGTTGGTGGTTTGTTTCATGATGAGGCTGTATCGGGCCAGGACTTTTTCTTGTTCCGTGAGTTTTCCGGTTCCGTCACCGATTCCGACCGTCAGTGCGTGGGCCTTGATGGTGGTTTCGTTGATGATGATGCCTAGACGCTTCAATGGCTCGACTTCCCCAGATAATGCCGACGATAGTTTTGTGAAAATCTCGTCTGGGGCTAGGTTTCGGAACGAGGCCATGTCTGCCGTCAACTCCGTCATCCCCTTAGCCATATCGAATGCTTGCTCTTCTCCAACGCCCATGCCCTGAAACATCAGATTAAATGTTGAGACCTGCTTTCTGACTTCAAAGGCATTCAGGCCCAAATCTTCTCTCAGCCTTTCAGACCAAGCCCGCGCCGAAATTGCCATCCCATCCATAGACACTTCAAAAAGATTTTCGCTTTCCTCTGCATCGGCGGCCATTTTGAGCAAAGCCCCCCCTGTAGCAACAACTGGGGCGGTGATGGCTACCGTCATTGATGCCCCAAGGGACTTCATCTCTCTCCCGATCTTTTGGAAGGCGCGTGAATCGCCTAGCATTTTTTTTGTCTGGGTGGCGAATGACTTTTGGGCGGCGGCAAGCTGGGACTGAAACCCTGCTGTCTGCGCTATAAGTTTTAGCGTGAGGGATGCGGCCATTTTATTGTCCTACCGGTTGCCCTTCTTTGTCGATTAACTGAATCTTGCCTGATTCGATTCGGTCTTTCAATTTCTGATGCCTGGGCTTTTCTGCCTCGTCCCGCGCTTCTTTTTCAGACTGAAAACCACGCATCATGATCGCCATATTGAAATTATAGGCTAGGACCTCGTCATACAGGCCCACCATTTGTGCTGGCGACTGGCTGTAGCGTTTGCATAGGCTGTCCAGCATCAATGACTGGTCGCTCTTCACGAAAGTCTTTCAAGGCTTCGGCCTCCTCCGTCCGAAGTACAAACCCCATCAAGAACTCCATATCTTCCGCTGGTATGTCGTCTGCGGATATTTCGTGATTTTCTGGCTCACGGTCAAATACAATTTTCGGGCTAATAACCGACTTCACGATAAGGCGTGTTATCTTTTTGAACCCTTTAACAACGGCCATATTATCGCTCTGGCTCATTGCTGTATCAGCTTCTTTCTCCGGCTGGGATGACAGCAGGGATAGCGGCATTAAATCTGCCATCAGCAAAGCCGATATCGGCGTTCTGCGTACTTTAATGATGGCTCCAGACGGAAGTCTGACCTCTTCGACTATCCCAGTGTTTTTCTTCGCCCACCCTGCTGCGCTTGTAATATTTGAGTCCATCGTTCCCCCTTTACTGGACGACGATTGTTTGCTCGTCATCGCCTACTGCGGCGTTTTTCTTCATCATGAATGGATAGCTGTCGGTCGCCCTTCCGTCGGAGTCGCCCTCGTCCTGCGACTGGAACTGCGCCTTGGGGATGGTTTCTGTGATCAGCCTTCCGTCCTGGTAGACAGAATAATTGCCAGATGCGGGCGTTCCTGATACGGTCAATGTTGTCGCCGTCGATGCTGTAGGGGTGAAAATAGCCCCAGCTGAGTCGATGACTTTGAACCCGCTCGCCCATTTACTGGCTGGCCAATTTTTCCCTGTGTCGGTCATGGTGTTAAGTGTTCCCGTCCCATTGCCGGATGCTTCCGACCCTATAAATGATTTTATTTCTATCGGTGTTTTCTGCCCCACTTCGTCCTCAAAGTCGTGCGCGGCTTTCAAAACAGATTCTGTGTCGAAGCTGCCTGATGGTGACCGGTCGGTGATATCCACCCGCTTATATGCTGTGGTGTTTGCGTCCGGCACGTTGGCGAGTGAGTTACCTGCGTCCCAATTCAGGGAATTTGTTACCGCTAGGAATGACCCGCCGATGGTTAGGTTGGCATTTTTAAACGGCTTTGGATCGAATGTCGGAAGTGCCGTACCTACTAGTAAGGCCTCGTCTTTCGTCGCGTCCACATCGTTTATAGGGTCCCAGATGCCCTGGAATGAAAAAGATAGAACTGGGAGCCCACCTGCTTCAACATCTCTGCTCACGTTTCCACGCGCACCGACAATCTGCCAGCTTTTCCCGTCCATAAAACGTTTCATCGTGAGTGATTTTATGCCCGAAGAAATACGTCCATAAGTCACGCTTACCCCAGCACTGATTGTCTCGCTGTAGGCACACGCTTGAAGTAATTTCCCCCAGAAAGGGGCTGAGCCAGCTGCCGATGCTCCATACTGATAACATTTAAATGTTAGGGTCCCGAATGTTCGGCCTGGAATATCCTGAGATTTCGACATCGACGAGGAAAGATTTTCATTTTCAATCGATGGCGTGTCCCCGCTGAATTGCACGTCGTAGCACGGGAAAATATCTGCTCCAGCAATCGCTATCGCCGTCCCCTCGGTGACCTCAATTTTCGCCCCTACGGTTTGTTTTCGTTTGAGAATTGACATTTATTTTTCCTCCTTCTTTTTGGGCGTTTCCTTCACTGAGTATCCTAAAGATTTTAATGTTTCCCGGTCTTTCCCACCTATCGGCTTGCCGTCTAAACTTTGAATGATGCCGTTTTTTACTGCCCAACTACCTCCCCAAGGGGGTTTAAATTCCTTCATATCGTCGCTCCTACTTTAATTTTGGATCGTCTCTTCGTTGCCGATACTCTATGTTGAGGCTCATAATCGCGTTGATGTCCACGCTCCCCTCTTCGACTGCCAGTGGGATGACCTCCAATGTTCCAGTATCAAAGGCGTTCCCCCCTCGGCTTGAATCAAGTTGCATGGATTTTTCTATATCTGCTTCAATGCTGTTCATTACCTCGTCGGCATTCCGGGTGTCGGTGGCGGTGTCTTGCCTGGTAATTACGTCGAAATGAATTTCCATGCGCTTCGTTACATAGGGGTCTGGGCCTTCCTTGACGGTGGTTTCGTCACCCTGAACGACAATGATATATGGAGTGCTTACGGTGTCCTGCCCTCCGATTTGGTGGCGTTGAACGCTGGCGATGGTGTTGTCGTAGCCGTTGGTCGTTGTGATGGTTTCCAAGGTCGTTTTAATATTTTTTAGTATTTTTTCTTTAATGGAGTCCATCTAAAACCCAGCCGCCCCAATTCCGAAGCCCGTGCCGGAGCTTTTTTTGAATTTCTGCGCCGCTCTTTTTTCGAGAATTGTTGCAGCCCGATCCATAGCTTTTTCTATCTTCACCCTCGCGTCTGGTTCAAGTGCTTTAAATGTCTCTCGGAATTTAAGGCGTGGTGGTATCCTTACTTTTTTCACTAACGCAATAATTTGAGGCTTGCCATCGATAAGGGGCTTTTTCCTATCGATAATTGTCAGCCACTTCCCGGCTTTTGCGTTAATGGTTAAGCCATCTTCATGAACCCTTAATAATCGGGAAATCTTGACGTTTGCTATAATGTTTCCTGTGTCTTTCCCGGATGCCCAGCTTTTGATGTTTTTTCCGAGTCTCTTTTTGCCGCCGACACCCTGGATTGAGTCTGCTCCTTTTCCGCCTCCTGTGGGGCCGCGCCATTTAATGCCAGGCCTTCCTTTCACGCGATTTCTTACGACTTTTGCCCTGACTCGCTTTCCGAAACGCTTCATCTCCTGCTTAACGAAGCGGGTTTCGATGTCGGGTGCGTCTTTGAGCATTTCACGGACGGCGGCGGCCCCTAAAACCTTGGCATGAGTAAAGGTTTTGCCCTTGCTTGCGCTATCGAAAGACTTGATACCCATTTACTTTTCCGCCTCCAGAACCCATACGCCGGAATCATGGTCGAGAATTTTCTTGACGCTCATCTGAGCAGGTGTGTCTCCAACCCTTAACGGCAATGTTACGAGGGTGAAATTTTCCTTTATGCTTGTAACGCCCTTTGTGGTGTGGTTGTAGATTGTTAGCTTCACGCCGTTAATACCTATTGATGCCTGTTTCCTTGTCGATGTCGGGTGTGGATTGGGCTTACTCCTGTCCACAACGGCCTTAATCCGTATCTTAGTGCCGCCATGAGGGGTTATGTCTATCCACTCTGAAAACCCTGATTCCATGATGGATGCTGCGAGCATGGTTTCGATGCTCATTAGATTTTTTGATTCCTTGCCCGAAGCGTGACGGAGCATATAAACGCTGGGCCTGTGCCTGTGATCGTTATGACAGCTCTCACAAATCCCCGTATCTCGCCCATATTCAGGGACAGAGATTGCAATGAGATTGAACCCGTCACCTGAGTAAAGGCTTTCCCTGCAATATCGGCAAAAGTGACCCCATCTGAAGAGTCCTGAATTTTAACGTCCAGGGTCGGGGCGGTTCCTGTCCCTGCCGCTGAGTCAAGAACAGCTTCTGCGATGCCGATATAATCTAGGACGTTCACGGACGAGCCATTGACTGTGGCGGTTCTGGATGCAGGGGCAGATAGAGATAGAACGTCATTTTTTGATGCGTCAAACATTTTTGCTCCCTTTTTTTGGTTCTTGAATTTCGGCGGTATTCGGGACGTTTAGCAGTTTATTTGCTAAAGATTCCGGAAAATCTTTTCCTGTTTTATAGGATTTCCCTGCAACAAAAGATTTACCGCCTCCACTGCAACTCCTCAAGATTTTTATTACCATCGTTGCCCCTCACGGGGGCGAGGTTTTGAAGCCCCGCCCCCTCACGCTTAGGTTGTTATCGCGTCCTTCATTGCCGAGAACGACTCGGCGTGTCTGACGAGGATGTCAATGTCTTGAAGCACTCTGACTCGCGTTGTTCCGCTCGTGCCGCCTGTGTATGGATCGACGAGAACGTCCAATGCACCCCATTCGCCGATGATTAAATCGGCGAAATTGCCAAAAATGATGGCACTGAGGGCCGTTCCAGACCCTTTTGTTAGGTTGCTCGGAACCTGCTCGGACACTCCGGCCCTGAATCCAGCCAATCGCGCAAGACCGTCTTCGCCTGGAAAGTCCGGCCAGACAAACTGTGCCGTCCCTGTGGCTTTCTCGGTTGTCATGAGTTTGGCCGCTGCGTTGGTTGTGGTCAGAAATCCTAAAGACCCAAAGGCCGCGTTTGATGCTGCTACTGCTTTCCAGAGTGCAACGATGTTCGCCCATGTGGGTGCCGCGCCGTTTGTGCCTCCGGCAACATCACCAATGCCAGCCGTGTTCAGGATCCCCGTGGGCTGATTGGTTGCTCCCGTGCCGTTGATGGCCGCTGAGTCGATAGCCAGAGCCAAAACGGTCGCTAGATCCGTACGGACGAGACCTTCGATGTCTATACTGGACTGTAGGAGCAACTTTCGGCTGATGTCTGTGAACGCTCCCACTGTTTTTGGGGTCATTCCAATCTGTCCGAGTGTTTGCTGTGTTTCTGTGGGTGATCCACTTTCAGCTACCCAGAACGACGTTGCGCCTCCTGTCT